CAGAAGTAATTTGACCCAATCCTCTACTAGTTGCTCTAGCTTGTCCAATAGTGTCCCTATAAATATCATCAATAATTTCAGTATTTTTAGAGGATTTTAAAAATTCCAAGTAAGCATTGTAATCTTTATTTTCATCAGGAGCATTTTTCCAAGCATCTAAGTTGTCTTCATAGACTTGAGCAACTCTGTCTAATGTTTCTTCTGACACAGGGATCTTTTTACCTTCGTAAATAAGAAATCCAGATTTAGCTGCTTCAGCAAATTCTTTAAATGTGTTGTCTCCACTAGTTTGGTGTTTTTCCGTTTTAATTCTTTCTAAAAGCGTTGAAAATCGTTCAGTAAACTTCTCAGTCAGCTGGTTACTGGGAATATCTGGCTCTAAATCTAGCTCAAGTTGTCTTTGAGAATTTTCCCATTGATTTCGAAATGCAAGGTCTTCAGGGGAAGGATCCCACCCAGACTTAACTAAAACCTGCCAATCTTCGTCGGCTAAAGTAAGGTGCTGGTTGTTATCAATAGAATTATATATTCTTTCAATCTGCTCTGCTACGGTTCCAGCTAATTCTTCTTGGGAAGAACTGCTCGCAGCATCTGAAGCTAATACGCTCAATGCCTGATTTGCTACACTTTTTTTAAGCTCTTCAATGGTGACCATCTGTTGAAACCTAGCAGCAGCATCAACTTGATCTGGGGTCAATTTAGTTATATCGTCAATATCCTGAAGCAAGAACGAAAACTCTTTGTTCTCTTTAGCAATCTTTTTAGCGGGCTCATAAAAATCTGCCAACTTAAACGCAGCTTCAGTTGTTTGTCCGTCTTCAAGGAACCGAGATACAGAATCTATGTCTTGGTTAAATTTAAGAACTTTATCTTGTTCTTTAAATGCTCGTCTAACTCCAAAAAATGCAAAAGGTGAGGACATGCCTACACTAAACAATTGATTTAATAGTAAATCTGTTCCAGTAACATCTCCTCCAACGTATTTCTCTCCAGCCCCCCATAAACCTGTTTCTACTGTAGAAGCAATTAAGGACTCTTTAAAAAAGTCTTTAGAAACAAGACCAGCAACCTTTAATCTAGAACCTGAAGCCAAAGCAGATTCGTATGCTGCAGCTCTTGTAAATTTTTGAGTAGCTGCTTGAGCCGAAGCTTGCTTCCATCCAGATTGTAAAGCTTTACTTGCTACGCCTATTCTTGCTGCAAATGCTGTATAAGGGACAGCTGCAACTGGAACATCTCCAGTTAAACCTCCCGCAAATTCAGCTCCAAAGTTTGCTATCTTTTGAGCAGTTCCACCTCCACTTGTATTCTCTTGAGACACAACTCTTTTAATAAACCTGTTAAAGCGTAATTGAGTTTGTGATGGAGTCTCGGAAGGCTGATGTTCAAAAGCATCCCCATACATTCCAAAGCCTTTATCTTCAAACTGGTCCTTAGTTAAAGGCTTAAGACCAAATTCTTCATCTAATGAAGCTGCTTTTTTTCTAGCAAGAACGTCTGGGAGTATTCCAGAAATAAGGCTCTCGTCTATTCCTCTAGAAAATGATTCTTTAAGTTGTTCAAGAGGACCAGCTTGGGCAACATGAGTTGGCAAATATCTAGTAGTCGAGCCTTGACTACGGTCTTTTAAAGACTCCTCGACTCCAACAAACCCCTCATTGGGGTTTGAAAAAACAGCGGAAGCAAAACTGTTATATGATTTAGACATTATAGCGTATAGGGGTAAAGTGTGCGAATCCAGTCAAAATACTTTTTATTAAAATCTACATTTGTTTGAACTTGTTCAGCAACTTTTCTATGAGCGCCGTTTAAAGGAAGTTTTAGTATCTTTGTAGCTCCTGAACCATCTGTATATTCAAAAGGCTCGTACTTCGTGCTTTTGCCTTTTTTAAAACGAGGTATAATGTAGTCTACTCCATTCTCAGTAGTTATGTCTGAATAATCTACGTATGGTAGCCCCCCTGTTGCTGTGCTACTACTCAGCCCTCTAGCCAATTTTTTAGCTTCTTCCATGTTATCAATAGACATCCCCGATAAAGCCTCTTGTAGGGCTGGATTACCTCCAGCAGCTACTACCATTTCTAAAAGAAGAGTAGTTGGGACTTCTAATTCTAAAAGAGACTCAACTAAAAGATTAGACACAGCCTCACCATACTGATTTGCCATTCCTCCTGTAAAAAAATCTGCTCGTTCAAAATGCCTTAACACATTTCTGTGAAGTTCGTTTGAAGGGTCAAATGCTGGCATTGATATTATTGTGTCGTTTTCTGTGAAAATCTTATTGCCTAAAGACTTTACAAATCCATCTTGCATGTCCAAGACAAGGTTGTAGACATCCATCGTAGTTCCGTCTCTTTTTGCATGTATAGCTTTAGCTATTTGACCTCGCTCAATTACATCGTAAAACATACTTAGCTCGCGGTTACCTTGCCGTTCAGCAGAAATCATATGAGCGTCTAAAGGAGTTTCAAGCCCTCTAAGTCTAAGAGATTTGTAAAACTCATTAACCGAAGCAGACTGAAGAGATACTTCCCCGTCTGCATCAGTCATTGTAAAAGAAGCACCTCCGTATATTGAAGTCCCTATAGATGCGTATTCTAAAGCTTCCTCGGATAAACCATCTAGTTCAAGAGCTAACATAACTCCTAATGTTTGGTCAGAGCTATTAGAGTTTTGTAAGTTTTGAGAAAAAGCATAAGAGCCGTGCCCATTAAGTTTTCTCATTTCTTTTATATACTCTAACTTTCCATCTTTGTCCATGCTACTAAAAGAAGTTCCATTGTCTTCTGGTAATATACCAAAAGCTCTAGCACCTCTAAACACTTCAACGAAGTCAGGGTTGTTTCTATACTGGTCTACTATTTGACTCAACCTACTCCAAGCCATAGATCTGACTCCTTCATCTTTAGTGCTGTGGAGTAATTTCCATTGCTTAGCAAAAAACGGATCTATTTTTGCTAACACAGAAAAATCATTGTTAGTAATGCCTTCTTCAAATTCTCGTTTTCCTTCTTCAACTTTTTTATTGTGCAAATTAAAAGTATCAACGTCTTTTTGAAGTTCAGTTCTGTCCCACACAACTCGTTGACCGTCAGCAGACCTTAATATATATGCTTCGTCTGGAAGTTCTTTAAACTCTTCTCCTGCGTATGAATCTTGTATTGCGTTTCCAATGTAGGTGTTTCCGTTATCAGCAACACGCGCAGCAGCTAAATCAGCTACAGCTTTATTTTGTGTTGCTATATCCGTATCTGAAGCATCTTCTGACATAGGCGCAAATACTGCACCAAAACCTTTTTGATCTGCGACTTTTCCAGCAACTGCTCCAGTAACGGGGTCTGTTTGTATTTGATCACTAAACAGTTTAGCGTCTTGGGCAAGCTGTGCATCTTGCACTTTGTTAGCGTTTTTTCGTTCCTTGCTTCCTTCAACTCCTAATGTTTTAAGAGCTGTTTTGACGGCAGTAAGCGCAGTGTCTGCAGATTTTTGAGCTCTTGCATTACCTGTGCCTGAAAGGGCAGAAAGAGAGTCTTGAATTTTTAACAACTCAGCTTCTTGTTGTTTAGTGTTTGTAATTTCACTCAAACGAGAAATAGTTGTAGTAAGCGTCTCATTTAAATCAGAAAAAAGATCTTTATGTTGAGTATCTGGGTTGTTTAATGCAAAAATTGGGTCTTTTTCACTAGTAAGAGACACCACAATCTCATCAACTTGACTAACGTAGCTGTCAGCTGAAGGAACTCCTGTCAAAGCAGAATCATATTTGTTAATCTCTTCTCTTCTCTGAGTCACTGCTTTCAGTTGGTTCTGAGTTTGAACTGTAACATCGTAGCTAGCCTTATGCGCTTCGTAGCTAGCCTGAAGAACTGGCGTATAATTGGTATAATAGTCTTCAGAAACTTCTGACTCTGGGTCTATTAAAGAATAATTAAACTCTTTATACCTCTCTGTAGCCGCTAACGCATCAGCTATAGCTTCTTTTGTAGAATTAGGATCTTTTTTAAGAGTTTCTAAGTTTGAAAAATCTAAACGCATCTGAGTATCCAATACTTTAAAATTTGTTGCGGCTAATTGTTTATTAGCGTTATCATTTTTAGTATGAATCTTTTGAGCAAGCTTCCCAGCAGCATCACCTGCTTGACCTATGCCACGAGCAAGTCCTTCAAGCCCTGACTTAAACCCTATGTTGGGGTCAAAGACCTCTTGAGATACGGGTCCTGTTGTTTGAGTATTTGCTGATAAATTTATAGCCATGTTATATTATTTTGTCATTTTTAAATCCAGCAGCTTGACCAGCAGCTTGACCAAAACCTCCAATAAGTGATCCAATGCCAGCTAACTGAGTAGCACCTGCTTGATTTTCAAAGCTAATTGCTTTGTTTTCACCCGCAGTAAGAACATTAGCAGCTTCGTAACCTCCAAGAGTAAGACTCCGCAAACCTCCAGCTCTAGCTAATTGAGCTTGCTCACCAAACTCGTATCCCTTTTCTGAGTATCCTGCAGAAAGCTTTGCGGCTGCTAAATTAAATGAACCCTCTTGAGCGTTAAATAGATCTTCAAAGCTACCTTGAGTCGAAAACGCATTATTAATAAATGAAGCCTGAGACTCTTCTACTTCATTTTGAAACTCCAGTTCTTTTCTTCCAAACTCAGCTACAACTTGACTCTTATTATATTCGGCAACACCTGCTTTATATTCTGCGTCCTGTTGCTCTGCCTGACGTTTCTGATAAGCAATTTTAGAGTTAACCTCAGCTTGAGCCCGAGCAGCGTCTGCTCGATACTCTAGAGCTTTAGCTTCTCTTTGTGCACCAATATAGGAAACTCCTGCTGATGCTACAGAGCTTGCAATGGCGATATAAGCTAATGTTTCAAGACCCATGATTAATTAAGGATTAAAGTCTGTCTTAACTACAAGAGAGACTAAGGTTAGTGGATAAGGACGATCATGTTTAATTGTTGGGACTTTGTCCACACCAAAAACTGATCCGCGAACAGGAAGTTCTTTACCAAACCCTGTGTAGAATCTGTCTAGTGTATTTGAACCGTTAAGTATTACACCCCCGTCTTCTTGTAGCAGGTATGTAGATTCTTCCTCGAGAACAGCTTCGGGTCCAACTCTGTCGAATCCAACATATTCAAACTTGTCATCAACCCCAATAGAATAACCTACTGAATTATAAACATAAGGACGAACGGACACTACACGAGCATCTCCTCCGTAGCTACTACCAGCTTGAGTTGCCCAAGTATTTACAGTCATACCAATAAGACCAGCGTAGCTTACTCCTATTAATACATGGTCTGTCTTTGGGAAGTCAGATACGTCTACGAGTCCTGAAGCACCAACAATTACGTCTCCTCGATCTACGCCATCGCTAACTACTCTAACTGTATCTCCTTCATTATACCTAGCTGACACATCTAATGAGTCGGCTATAGCTGTTTCAGCTGATCCAGAAGCTGGGAAACGAATATGTGAGTCCAAGAACAAAGATTTATTTTTAAGTTCTGCACTGTCTATCTCATCTCTGTAGTAAGGCGATAAAACTTCGTAGTCATAACGATTGCCGTTCTTAACAGTGATCCAAAGCTGATCTTCTCCATCTGCTAAGTAGCCTTTACGAAGAACACAGATATCTTTTACTTCCCCAGCGCATTCAATTTTAGACCATGCATAAAAGTCTTCTTTTTTATGGTAAGTCAGGCAATAAATCTTTCCCTTGGTAGTAAGACACCAGATTCTAGGCTGTGGAGTGTGTGAGTATTCAATTCGAATAATCGGATCATTTAAAAATGTAGGGTATATTAACTTAGTGATGTCGTTTGTATTAGCAGCCTGTGAGTTAATATCGTAAACAAATTCTAAAAGTCTACTCCCTGAAATATCGGCAAAAAACACCGCTGAACCCACAGTAGTAGGTGTAGTCTTAGCACCTTCTGGGTCTTCTAGCTCTATACGTATGTTTTTAGGACTAATAGCGGCAGTATACTCATTAGCAGTCAACTTGTAGATACCGTTATCAGTTCCAACGGTAAGAGCTTTAGCAGGAGCTAACCACCTAACTGTCGCATTAACATTACTAAGTGGGTATGAAATACCTGTGGTATCTAAAACATCCCCGTCGTATTCAGAAGTTCTAAAATCAGTATCGTCTTCATTCTTACTCATCCAAACATAGTTAGGAGAGTCATAGCTACCCGCATACACTCTACGTTGTTCAAAAAAAGCCACGGATTGGGGTTGATTATTTTGATACCAAGCTCCTAGTCTAAAAGATCTAAATACCCCGTTATTCTCTATTTTACCAGTTAACTTATTCTTAGGCACAGAAGATAGCACATCAACAGTTGCCGAGCTACCTCCTCCAACTAAACTAATCTTTAAAGTTACAAAATTAGTTCCCAATTTAGCAAAGATAAAACGACCTACATCTGATGATTTAAACAAAGTCTTACTTGCAGAAAGTGTAGCTGTGTGAGATGCCACTCCGTCAGGATCTGTGACTACGTCAAAAACGGAGATAATACCTTGTGACGATATTAAATTTCCGTTCTGTGGCGTTAGTATATCTCCATTAGAATCTTCAGCGTATGCAACACTGTTTTCTACAATCTCAGGTATGTCGTCAGGATCAGCCAAAGGATCCGAATAACTACTTGAAACATAGCAATCAACTACATCAAACTGTTTCTGTGTTGAAAGATTACCAATATGAGTCGACTCAGTTGCGCTGAAACCCTCAAAAATATAATTAAAACTAAAGAGTCTGCCACCCGAAGCTGTAACTATAGAGGTAACTTGTTGCGAAGCATTTGTAACGACACCGTCAATTGTACCTCCAATTGACTTAACCATAAAGGAGTCGTCTGCATAAGACCTATAAATTGATCCGTTGTTGTATTTATCTTCATCATCTGCAGTTTCTCCTGATATAAAGTCTACAGGATAATCGCTAGTGCCCAAATGTTCCTTAATCTTATACCAGCGAGTACGGTTGTCTAAAGGAGTTACGATTTCAGTAGATAACCTTTCCCCTCCTGCGCGTATGTAACTGTTTACTTGGTTAGGAGAAAACACAAGAGAAGTTGCTCTTACGTTTACGGAGTCTTCTTTAACATCCTCAAATTTAAAATAATCATACTCAGTGTATGATGAAAAAGTCCCGTCTGAAGCAAATACTTTTGCCTTAGCATCGCTTCTATCGGCTACCGCGAATCGGCAAGACTCATCTTCTATGTTAACAACAGAGTCAACTGGGTCTACGTACACTACAGAACTTGTTGGGTTAGGTATTCTAGAGTCTGTAGTTTGATTAACAACCTTGCCTAAAGACCATTGGTTGTTTACGTAATACTCCACATACCAGTCAGTTTGCGAGGTTGTATTATCTCCCGAAGGAGTGCTATTAACAATCCAATTAAAGTCTGAAGCAACATTAGACTCCAGCCTAATATACTCTTGGCGAGCACTGAGAGAGAGAACAGTGTCAGATAGATCTGTGTTTAAGTAGGGGTGAGAAGTAAACTCGACCTCGTTAAGAGACCACGAGTCATCCCCCAACTCGTATACTGCGTCTGCAAGCAATCGTCGATTAACGCCGTGTTCCGCAATTTCGTCTGCATCAGTCTCTGTTGAAGCTAAGCCATCAACACCTGTAATTGTAACTCCATCTTGATCCTGAGTTACTGTAGCGTAATCACTTGGCAACAAAACGCTAGTCTGATACTGAACATCTACAGTAAGCGTTCTGGGAGCATGTAATCCATGACATATATAAAGTATATCTGTTTCAGAGCTCCAACGAACTTCGTCTAGCTCGGAGACCTTATAAGGAGCATCAATCTGGGTAAGTTGTAACCCTTCCGAGTTATATACAGTCAGCTTTAAATGAGAAAGGACTACACGATATGACCTCCCGTCCGAAAGAGACATGGCAATTGAAAAAGTTTTGTCATCGTCTGCTGATCCTGCATAACGAAACCCATCTCTGTATAGAGCAGGTCCTTGAAGTGTTGGGAAAAAGTTAGTAAATGGCTTAGCTGATTTCTGCAGACGCTCAATATCAACACGACCAAGAATATGATCAGTTACAAGTCCTCCACTAAAATCAGTTGTTACATTTCTATACTTTGCCATACATTCTACGAGCCGTTAAAAACTTAGAAGTGCCTTCAGTTATATACTCCTGAGCAGGTCCCTGTCTTCCAGACAAGACTCTCGCTCTGGATAAAGCTCTTAGATACTGCTTTTGTAAGTCGACTGATCTTGTTTCAGATCCAGAAAGTTCTACAACAATGCTCTGTGCTATGTGCAAACAGATTAGCTTGTTTAAATAAGCAGGTAGTTCTGACAAATCGGTCGGCAAGTATGAATAGTAAATTGTAAGGGTTGGGTATTTGCACAAAAGCGTCCCGCTTTCTATGTAGTAATCAGAAACTATATACCCTTGAGCGTTAACTGCTTTAATAAAAATATTTAAATCTGATGGCAAAGCAAAGGAGTAGTCATAATCGTCATCTTCGATGTCAGTTCCTGTCAGCTTTAATCGTTTTCTGTTGTAGCCAAAGATGTTGTCTCCGAACACTTCAAGGAAAGCTTGATCGAAGGCAGCGTTTGTAATCTCGTAAGTAGACGAGCCGTCGTCTAACCTTTCAAGATGGTAGCTTCCCACCATGCGGAGAGCTGAGTTTATAATGTCTAATTTTAATGCCATTCAAGAAAAGTAGCCTCCCCCGAATTTTACAGAGGAGGCTACGAATGAGTTTAAGCCTCTACGCAGCGAATTTCGCCAGCGACTTCACCCCACATACGAGACGCATCAGCACAAAGCTTGAAGTACAAGTATGGAATGTTCTTCTTAGAAGTGTCACGCCAGATATCACCCTTGAGGGCAGTGCCAACAGACATCTTAAGAGCCTTGGGAACAGAAACAATGACACGACGCTCGTCTCCAGCAGTACCACTAGCAAGCGGAAGACGCTCAGTAAGGATGAAACGATAGCCCATGAATGTTGTAACTTCACCTTCAGCAAGTGCCTTGCGGACTGCGAAGTCGGAGTTGATGACTTGGTCAATACCAAGCAGATCTTCCATTTGCTTATGAGTCACAAAGCAATTCAAGATTGTGCCTTGATCAATTGCTTCTAAGCGTTGCATAGTAGAACGAAGACCCTTGAGTTTTGCAAGAGTCAATCCTTGCTTAGTAGCATCGGTAGTTCCAGAAGCTGTTCCGTCAAAGTTGGCTCCAACAGAAACACCTTCAGTTGTAGCAGAACCTAGAGTGTAAAGATCCTCAGTGCCTAAGATTTTATTAGACGAACCAGGATTGTTACCACCAACATGGATATCAACGCCGTCTTCACCTGAAGCATCATTAGTTCTTACATAAGTAACGGCAGTACCACCCGACTTGCCTGTGTGGGCAGTGCCGAAGTAGTTATCAATGATGATGTCGTCAATCTTACGCTTGCCAGAAGCTAACATAGCTTGTGTGTAAGCATTCATCGGATCAGTAAGAACCCGCTTGAGGTCTTTCTCGTCCACATACTTACCAAGCTCGTAGTCCTTAAGTCCAAGACGACGACGGTTGTTGTCAATTTCGCTTTGAGGATTGACTTCGTAACGACCAGTATCTTCGGTCATCGCATCCGCCTCTCCTATACGATCAAAGAATTGAAACTCAGAACTCTGAGATTCAGATTCGAAATAAGGCTGAAGTTTTGATTCAGTCTGTTGATAAGCTTGTTCAAAACCCGCGCGAAACGAATCATAATAAGCTTTTTCAATTGCATTTTTGGGCTCTGAAGCGTTAGAACCTGGTGTTCCTTCACTATAACCCTGATATCCTACATCTAGTCCCATAATAAATAAATAATTAGATTAAAATTGTTAAGTTAAGTTTTTCAACAAGCTACCCTCTCGGACTCATCTAGCTGTACGTAACCAACGGCTTTCTAAAGCTGTTTGCTGGACCTAAAAAAATAGGCTACCCAACAAACAATTGAGTAGCCTATTATGAGAGAGATGTCAAGTATTAATTACCATACATTTCAGAGTATAGCTTAATCCTCTTCTCAAGAACCTTTTCTCGCTTCTCTTTGTCTGCAAAAGACAAAGAAGATGGATCGGTCATGATCAACTGCTCATTACTTGTGTCTAGATCTTGAATCTGAGCCTTAAGAGACTGGATGCTATTATCCTGACCAAACGGAGATGTTGGGCTTGAGCCAACGGTAGGCAAAGCATCCCCAGAAATCTCAGAGATCTTATGGAATAACTTTAAAACAGCTGGGTGATTAGCTACAATAGGACTCCATTCTACTAGCTCTTGCAACTCAGGTATCTCCTGAGAAAGAGCATCATAAGTTTCATTTGCTTGCTTCATGTTAACTTCAAACTGGTTGCCCCAGTGTTCAGCCATATCAGCACCAAATTTACTAATGGTGTCTTTATTGTAAGTATCTATGTTATTTCGACCTTCTAACTCCATCTCAGTGTATCTAGAGAACAAAGCGTCAAACTGCTTTTGAGTAAGACCTGCTTCATTTGCAAAGTTAGTTAGCTCTTGAATAGATTCATCACTGTGCTGAGGTAGCTCCATTTCATCGTAGTCTTCAGAAATAGAAACCTCTTCTGGGATTTTATAACCGTCTTTAGGTCTTAATTCTTCATTAAAAGATTCCCACTGTTCGTCTCCCCAATCTTCTTGCGGTGCTTGAAGACGCTTATTGCCGAGAGCACTTTGAGCGTTAACTAGTTGACTAGCTAAAGCATCAAAAGACTTAGTGTTTTGAATAGTTGGATTATTTTGAAGCTCTTCTGGAAGAGACTGAAGAAGTTGGCTATAAGAATCTAAATCAGTGCTAGCTTCAGGGGCAGCTTCGCCAGCTGTTCCGCTAACTATGCCTCCTCCTAGACCGCCACCAGATGTAGGTGCTTCACCCTCTTCTTCTCGTAGTATGTTATTTAATTTAATCATGATTTTCTTGCTCTATTATGTTTATCAGTTGATGAGGGTCGTCTTGACCCATTAGAGATAAAAAACTCATTGCCAGCCTGCGTCTGCCTTCGGACTCTCTTAGCTTATTATTATCCGAATGGAATACTGGCTTAGTAACATGGCACTCTTTAAGAAGCACCTTAAAGAATCGTTTTCCTTCTGGCGTGCTTAGGATCGTATTAAGATCGTCCCTTAGCTCTCCACGTTGACGCAGACGAGCAACAGCATTTACTGCTTTGTCTAACATTAAATATTAAGTAATTGTCCTACGCCTTCGGGGTCTGCTTGTCTTGCTTGGGCAACGTCCTTCATGGCTCCTGCTACGTTTGGCATAGCCTGAGTCATCTGCGCTGCTTGTTGTTGTTCAGCTTGAGCAGCTTCTTGTTGCTGCATGTCTTCGCTGGACTTAATAACCGTTGGGCTGATGTTTCTGTATTTGGCATAACTGTCTAATAGCTCACGCTCGTTAACAGCTTGTAAAATCTCGGGTTTAACATTAGCCAGCGGAGTAATATCTTGCATAAACGCGCTGATGTCAGACAGTCGGCTTGCAAATTGAGCTTGCGAGCTTGGACTTGCGTAAGCAACTTCCAGCTTAGCACCATTTAAGCTTGCTGGAATGTCAGGTAACTGTCGTCTGCGGTTTAGAAACATAAAAGTAGATTCAACTGCGGGAGCAATGTATTCAGACTCCATTCGGTTGAGTAGGGGAGAAAGTTGTTGCAGCATCTGACCACGAGTGTCTTGTATCTCTAAAATACTTTGACGCTCCTGCTTCTGCTCTCGTATAATCTGATCCACAAAGAAGGCTCGTTGAATAGAGGCTTTATAGGACTCAATCATCTGCATTACAAATTGTGGCTGAGAGCCGTTCATAATTGGCTGTGGTTTTTCACTTCCAGCCTCATGAAACATAATCTGACGAGCACCATACTTAATAGGAAGCAAAATGCTATCTT